AGACCGGCGTCTTCATCGTGCATAACACCGGCGTGAACCTCAACTCCACCGGAGGAAATCACGAGGTCAAGCGCACGCCGGTCAAGTATTCGAGCGCCTGATCGTGGCGGCGTCCTTCGCCTCGGCGAGCAGCCAGTCGCTCAGCACGACCGTTCCGGAATTGCCGTCGACCGGCTATCCGTTCGCGGTAGGGATGTGGGTCGCGCCGTCGACGCTCTCCGTCGAGAAGACGCTGTTCTCCTTCGCCGACACCGGGTCGGCGAACAACTACCTCGAGATTCGTCAGACCTCCGGCAATAATTTCGCGATTGCGGCTGCCGCGGGCGGTGCGGAGAACACCGCCACCGCCGGCATCAATGGCGGCGCCAATCGATGGAATTTCGTGCTGGCGCGCTTTGATTCAGCGACCCTGCGGCGCATCGACGTGCTCTCGCCGACGGGGCAAACCCCTAGCGGCAACACCACGACATCAACCGCGCCGACCTCGCTCGATACACTGGCGCTCGGCGCCCGGATCGCCTCGTCGACCTCGCAGTATTTCGACGGGCTGATAGGCGAGTTCTGGTACACGAACACCAACATCCAACCATCAGGCGGCGCCACCCAGACGCCCATTCTGCGGCAACTCGGCTGGGGCGGCCCGTTCAGCGTCCCGCGCGTCGGGCAGAATGTGGTGCAATACTGGAGCTTCCGCGAGCATCCGACGGCGCCGAAGGGCGAGGAATCCTTGATCGGCGCCGGCAAGCCGTGGCAGCGATGGACGAATGCCGGCGGCGTGACCGCCGGGCCGCACCCGCCGCTGCCTTTCTGGTACGAAAAGCCGCGTTCCGCGCGGCGCCCGCTGGTGTTCTGACATGGCCATCCGGTGGATTCCGCTGCCGATTGCGCGCGTCGCAATCACGGGCACGCTCGCTGTCACGGAGGCGCCGGACCGCGTTGCAATCACCTTGGCGCACGGCTGGCCGGACCGCCTGCCGCTGCCGACCCTGAACGGCTACAGCTTCGCCTCTGCCGCCGCGGTCAAGCGCCTGGCGACGCAGATCGGCGCCGCGCGGGTCTATCGCCGGACCAACCAGCCGATGAACGAGGTCGGCGTAACGTGGATTATGAACTCGACCGCTATGCGCCTGTTTGACGGCTTCCAGCGCTCGATCCTGCGCGAGGGTGCGGAATGGTTCGGCATCACGCTCGCGTTCCCGGTTGGGCTGCGGACGGCGGCGGCGCGCATTAAGGAGAAGCTCTCAATCGGGTCGCTCGGCGGCGACATCTGGCAGGCGTCCGCCACGCTCGAGCTTGCGGAGCGCCCGATGCTGACCGACGCCGAACTGACGGCGCTGATCGGCTCCGGGACGGACTGGCCGGCGCTGCTGCCGTATCCGACGCGCGGCAGCTGGGAACTGACGCAGAAACCCGCGCTCGCCCGGAGCGAGGACATGCCGGGCTATCCGCAGACGCGGCATCGCTCGTTCGCCTCGGTGGCCGACGTGCCGACGGCGTGGGAGCTCGACGCGCTGCAGGCTTCGGTGTTCGACGCCTTCTTTCACCATCGCGCCCGCGACGGCGCGGCCTGGTTCGATTTTCCGGTGGTGCAGGCCATCGCGACGACAACGACGTCGGTCCGCTTCACGGGCGAGGCGAGCTGGACGCCGCGCGGCAACGGGCGGTGGAGCGTGTCGGCTCCGATCGAGATCCGCGAGCGCCGGGTCTACAGCGCGGCTCAGTACACGACGGAGCTGCGCAATGCCTGACGAGGCGATGACGGACGCGCTCGCCGAGGCCGCCGCGCTGGCGCCCGTGGAGGAGATTTTCTACGAGACGCTCGAGTTCAGGCATCCCGACTTTGCCGACGAAAACGGCGACGTCGATTCACTGTGGCTGGTCGCCGACAACAAGGACCTGGTCGCCCCGCTGGAAGCCGACGCGCCCGTCAAGGGCGGGCAGTGGGTCACCTTCTCCCGGTCCGGCATATCCGGCGTCTACCGGCCACCGATCGAGCCGGGCGCGACGCCTGAGATCGAGATCACGGTCGACAGCGTCTCGCGCGCGATCATCTACTATCTCGACCTGGCGATGGAGTCGGCGCAACCGCTGACGGTGGTTTACCGGCCATACCTCGACAGCGCGATCTCTGACGGCCCGCAGATGGACCCGGTGCCGACCTTCGAGGTGGCCGACATCACGGTGTCGCTCACCGGCATCAAGATCAAGGCGCGGACGCGGATCGACCTGCGCGGCGCGTTTCCCGTGAAACAGTACACGATCACGGAGTTTCCGGGGCTCGCCGGGCGATGACGCATTGGGCCGCGCCTTACGTTGGCTGGCAATACCGGCGCGGCGCGCAAGGGCCTGCGGAGTGGGATTGCTGGTCGTTCTTTCGGGAGGTCCAGCGCCGTCAGTACGGCCGCGACGTGCCGCTCCTGCCAACCCCGCCGTCGTGGCGCGAGATCGTTGAGGCCTTTCCGGCATGGTCCTCTGAGTATGGCTGGAAGGCCGTAGCGAGGCCCTGTGAGGGGGCCGCCGTGTTCATGGGCCGTCTACGCGACCCGACCCACGTTGGCGTCTGGATCGAAGATTTACGGGCCTGCCTGCACTGCGCCGAGGGCGGCTCCGTCCTGCATGACGCCCGCCACCTCGCCGCCGCCGGTTGGCGGGTGCGCGGCTACTACTCGCCGGAGGCCTGATGGGCGCACTGGTTCACATGTACGACCGTTTCGACCCGCTGAAACGGACGGTCTATTCGCTCGACCGACCGGTGACGGTGCGGCGGCTTGTGCAGCGGCACAAGGGGCTCAGGAAGCACACGGCATTTTCCCGGCCGGGTGGCATCTATGGGAAGCGGCGCGTTCGGGAGTTCCGGCGCTCAACGGTTTGCCTTTTCAATGGCCGCCCGCTGACGCGCAAAGACTGGAATCGGACCACGGTCGGCCCGTCCGACGTGGTGGCGTTCTTCTCCCCGCCGACGGGCGGCCGGGGCATTCTGGGGCTCATCGCGATTGCAGCCGCAATCGCCATCACAATTGCCGCGCCATACGTCGGCGCGCCGCTTACAGCCGGCCTTGTCGGGTTGGGTGTCGGCGCCGCAACGGCAGGCGCTATCGGCACGGCGGTTGCCGGCATCGCGTTGAGCGCGATTGCCTATGGCGTCATGTCCCTCTTCGCGCCACCGGCACCGCCGACCACAGGTGCGGGCTACGCCGGAGGCACGCCGACAAGCTCGCCGGTCTACAACCTTACCGCTCAAGGCAACTATGCCCGGCTGAACTCACCGATCCCGGAGGCATTCGGCCGCAACAGGATGTTCCCGGACTTCGTGACGACGCCTTACGCCAACTACGACTCGAGCAACGACCAATACCTCCACTACATCCTCGGCCTCGGCATTGGCGAGTTCGAGATCGACGAGGACAGCATCAAACTCGGCGATACCCCGATCACGTCCTATGAGGACATCGAATACCAGATCATGGAGCCCGGCGACCTGGCGGACACGTCGATTGCCGACGAGCGCTGGATCACGGCGACGGACGTGGCCGACGTCGAGCTTGAGGACAGTGCGGCCGGCTCACCATACGCCGGGCCGTTCGCTGTCACGCCGGCCGGCGTCGAGCAGGCGTTTCGTGCTCTCGCGCAGCACCTCGGGTATGAGCTCACGGAGTAGGCGACGGCGACGGTGACGGCGGCGACGCGACCAGCAGCGGGCTCGCGTGGCTCACGAACCACTGCACGAGGTAGGCGACGCCCTCCTCGTTTTTGAAAGAGAACGGCATTCCTCGGACGCGCAGGATCCACGCGGCGACGTGCACGGCCTCGTGCGCGAGCACGTCGGACGCGGCGTCGCGGGCCAGCAGCACCACGGCGCGGTCGTTCAGGTCGAGCACGCACGCGTCGGCCCCGTCATCGTGCGACTCGTCGACCTCCGGCCACGCGGCGCGGGTCAGCGCCCACGCGTCGGCGAGCGTCTCGCCGATCACCAGCGACACGCGCGCGCGGTAGATCTCGAGGTACAGGTCGTGGCGCACGGCGCGCCCGTCCGTGCTGCCGATCGTCCGGGCTCGCCTCCCCACCTGTCGATCGTATCATCGCGGTGATCGCGCGGGTTGACTTCCGTCGCATCCGCCCGACCTTCGCGGGATGGCACGCATCGTCATCCGTCCGCCCGACACTGCCCACGCCCTCGTCCCCCGGCCCGACATGGTCCTCGACTTCGAGGCGCTGGGCAAGGGCTCGCGCCCCGTCATCGTCGGCCTCGGGGCGGCGTTGTTCGGCGTCGACGAGGACGGCCTCGCGTGGGCGTCCCCGTGCGCGGACGTCAAGGGGTGGCCGATCTCCACGCGCGGCCAGGACGGGATCGGCGGGCGCGACCTCGATCACGAGACGATCGGCTGGTGGCTCGACCAGCCCGAAGAGGTCCGCGAGCCGGTCAGGCGCGCCCTCGGGTATGACTCGCGTGCCGGCCTGCCCGACCTCCGCGCGACCGTCCTGGCGACGTGGCAGGCCGCCTGTGGGGCGGGCGTCGGCAGGTGGTGGGCGAAGCCCAGCGCCTACGACCTTGCGCTGTGGTGGCAGCTGGTGGGCGAGTACGCGGGCACTGCCTTGGTCCATGGCTGCCTCTGGGATGTGCGGTCGCTGTGGGACGCCGCCGAGACGGCCACGGGTGCGCTCGTGCGCGAGCCCGACCTGCGGCCGAAGCACGACCCCGCCGTCGACGCGCTGGCGACGGCGTGCGCGTGCGCCGACGCGCTGGCCCTGCTCGTCGGGATCCGGACCCGCGCGACCGCCGCGTTCGACCCCGCGTGACCAGCTAGGGCCATCCGGACGGCATTATGTCGATTTCTCTTGACGCCAGTCCACGCTGCGCGTAGTCTCTACCCCATGCCCGTCACCCAGATCGTCGAGTCTCCGATCTTCCGTGTCCGTGTCATCATCGACGGCGTGCTCGTTGTGTCGCGCGACTTCAAGCAGGAGCACGCCGCGGTTCGTGCCTACGATCGCGCGACGGCTCTGTATGGGATCGGCGAGCGTCGCCCGAAATCCAGCGGCATCGCTAGGATCGAGCGGGATTTCCAGCCGCTAAAGCGAAGCGACTGGCGACTCGGCTTCGGTTGGTATTAGCCGTTGACCGACGCGATCCCGCCGTGGTAGATCAGCAGCGGCTCGCACCACCACTTGAACTCGCGCGGGCTAGCTTCGCCGTCCGTGTGCTCGAGGTTCGGGATGGCGACGCAGCGGGCCACCGGCGACACGACGCTGTCGAGGCCATTCAGGTCCTTGATGATCAGCGGGAACACGACGTTGCCGCCGGGTGCCTGGTCGATGATCATCTGCGCCATGATGAGCGCGAGGCTCGGCGAGTCGCCCTGAAAGCGCATCATCACCTCGCCGCCCTTGTCGGTCACGAGCGTGTGGATGCTGCGCCCGCGGGCCGACGTCCGCTGGTAGCGGTCGGGCGCGAACATCTGCGCGGTGATGTAGGCACCGGGCGCGAACCCGGTGAGGATGATCGGGCCCCACTGCGCGGCGACGATCGTCGGATCATATTTGGCGTTGGACATGGGCGAGCGTCGTGATCAGGTGAGAGGACGGGAGGCGAGCGAGCGATTACTGGAACAGGGTCACGTGCACGACCACGCCGTGCAGGGCGCCCTGCAGCTGCGCGTAGATCTCGACGGTGCCCCAGCGCCGCGCCGCCTTGTTGGCGATCGACTGCTGCGCGAGGTTCGGGACGACGATGCCGGTCGTCTTCGGCGGCGTCGCGGCAGGGTCCGGCGGCTCGAGATCTAGCACGGTGTGCCCCGACTGGCTGGCGAGGATCAAGCGGCTCTTGACCACGCGCTCGATGAAGGTCTTAGCACCGACGTCGGTGTACGGGATCTTTTGACCGCTGTCGGCGATCTGGTCCATCCCGTTTTTGAAGTCCTCCACGAGCCGCAGCCGCAGCCAGTCGGCCGTGGTGCGCGCGTCGATCCAGTCGCCGCAGACCATGCGGCCGTCGTGGATCTCACCGGGGGTCCGCGCCTTCGTCCGCAGCTCGAACGTGAGGACGTTCTGGTCGCGGATGGTGTTCGACTGGACGCGCGTCAGCGCGTCGGCGTAGACCTCGCGGACGACGACGTTGTCCCACGTGATCTGACCGCCGCTCGGCGGGATGCCGTCGAGGTCGGCGTTCAGGCGCGCGCCGAGCAGCGCCGCGTCGAGGTAGTCCTCGAGCGTGCCGGCGCCCTTGGTCAGCACCCGCGAGAAGCGAAGCGCGTCGTTGGCGACGGCACCGGTCACGCGCAGGGTGCCCCATTCGCCCTTCTGTGAGCTGTTCGTGAGCACGACGCGCCCGAGCTCGTCACCCGAGCCAGCCGACGCGGCGGCGCCGGTGAGGCCGGCGAGCTTCGTCACGACCTCGGCGACCGTGGTCGCGGCGATGTTGACGGCGTCGCCGGTGCCGGTGCCGGTCGACGCGGTGAGCCCCAGCGCGGTGAGCAAGCCCGCCGTGCTGGTGTTGACGATCTGGATCGACGAGCCGGTGCCCTTCGTGTCCGAGGTCATCAGCAGGAAGCCGCCCGACGCGGAGGCGGTCAGGCCGGTCGTGTCGGCGTTGACGAGCGTCACGACCTCGGCGATGAGTGCGGCTCCGATGTCGATGAAGTCGGCCGTGTTGAAGGTGATGACCTGCGTCGCGCCGCCGTTGACCTTGACGTCCAGGTGCCACGCGTCCGTGATCGCGTACGGGCCGGCGACGTTGCCGATGCGCGTCCCCGCGGTCGCGGCGAACGTGAACGGCTGCGCGGCCCCACCGTCGACTTCGATGTTGAGCACCTGCCCGTTGTCGAGGACAAACGGCGCCTTGTTGGCGGTCACGAGGCGCGCGTACGCGGCCCCGCTGGCGACCTCGGGGTCGTGCCACACGAGGGCGACGCGCTCGAGCGTGGTGTCGTCGGCGAGCGTCAGGGCGACGTTGCCGAAGTCGCCGGTGGCGACGTCGGCGTCCTTGGTCTGCGCGACGTAGAGGACGAACTGACCCTCGCCGCTCGAGCCGCACCACTCCGCGATCTCGACGATCTCGGCCGCGTCGCGGGTGTCACAGGCGAGGCCATACCAGTCCGAGTCCTCGCTGCGGATCTCGGTGAGGGTGTCGGTCCACGACGCGTCGCCGGCGTCCCTGCGCCCGATCTTGATCGTGGCGATCGCCGGGCGCTGCGACATGACGGCGCGAGCCTGCACGTAGGCCGGCGTACCAGCGGCGAAACCGTCCGCGACCATGGCCGCGAGCACGTCCGTCTTCTTGCCGGTGTACGTCTGCACGCGGGCCGGTGAG